GTTAAAGTATTTGCAGTTATTCCAATACTAGGTTTTTGTGAATCAACACTTACATCCGTACCACTAGCACCTGTAAAAAATGTATGGTCAAAAGTAACAGCAAGACCAGAGGTACTTGTACCACTATCTAAAGTTTTTTGTTCTACTCTTCTTTCTAATTCTGCTGTATAACCTAATTGGTCTATTTCAATAGATTGTGCAGGGTCATCTGAACTCATCTCACATCTAAATTTAAATCCTCTACCAATATGTGTACCATTAGCAAATGTGTTAAATGTTTTACCAGAAAAATCACTATCCTGATAACTTGAACCATTACTAGGAGCAGCAGTAGTTGTAGCAACTAATAATTTAGCATTAACATCAAATGCTGTAGCCGCATCAAAGTCAGTCCAAGTATCTATATTCGCAGTTCTTTTATCAATTAGATCATTAGGATAAAAACCTTGCGTAACAAAATGTCTGGTTAATCTAAGTGGATGTGTAGATCCTAAATCTAAAATATTCGCAAAATCATAAGTGCCAACTGTATCTACACCACCTAAGAAATCAAAATCAGCAACAGCATCTAAATCAGCTACATCATCTAGTGTGAGCAAAGAAGCAAGAACAAGACCATTAACTTCTTCACTAAAGAAACAATCTACCTTTGTACCACCAAAAGGTGGATTATCTGTATCCTCTCTATCTGTGAAGGCAACAAGCTTTGGAAATGGATCAGGATTAGTAACAACTACAGATGTCTCACCAGCACTTAACCTACCACCATCATCTCTGAACTTAAGAATATACTCACCATCAATAGCAGGTAACATCGTTTCACTGACTGATCCTGGTAAAGCAGGGATTAAGTCAACAGAATTAGTAAAAGTACCACTACCATCTGTTAAATTGCTATGTCTCACAACTACGTTTCCACCATGTAATACATCAATATCAGTAGATTTATTAAAACGTAATCTCATCAACTGATCTGATATAGTTTCCACTCTCAGATTTTGTACATCACTAGGTAATGCAGTCTTACCAACAGATATAAATTCAATTTCATTTGGTTTTTCACTTAACTTATTTAATGCGTTTATAGAAAATACTCTAATAATAAACTTACCATTGGTAATATTATTTATATCAAAATCAGTAGCTTTTACCTGTTGATTAATAAAGTTTCCATTCTCAAATTTGTATTGTAAATAATACCCAATAGCACCTCTAACAGCAGCAAAAGATATAGATAATCTTGCAACTGCTTTATTATTAATAACAATAATTGATTCAGAAGCCGTTAAGTTTTCTGGAGCAGGTAATATTTTTGTAATTAGAGTAAAGTTTTTTGTTGGCAACGGTGTACCATCTTCAATAAACGCATATTTACCAGTATTATGTGATGCTGCTGTGATACTAAATGTAAGATTTTCCTGTTCCTGTACGTTTACAACTCTCCATGTTGTAGGTTCCAGTGCTGTATTTTCTATAACCCAGACACTATTTGCCTGTGGTACGGAAGAAAAAGCGGAAGAAACAGTGACAGTAGCACCTGATATACCACTAATCTCTTTTGACTCAAGCGTTCCATCAGATAAGATAACTGATAGTTTTGCACTATCTGTAGTAACAAGATCAGTAGATGCTGTATCATCAACTTCTATCTGAGTTGTACTGATACCTGTTTTAATCCTGCCTCCCCTTCTTACTCCCTGTTTCATCTCATCTGCCACTGATATTATCTGTCCAGGACGTACCAATACACCTGCTTCAGCAGTAATACTAAAGTTTACTAATTCAGATGAATTATTTTGGTTGAAGAGCAACCATTTAGCCATTCTTGAAGCTTGACCTCTTGATGTTGTTGCAAAGCTTTTTATTGTTTGTGTTTTTATTCCATACCTTGACTGTGCTGTTGTGTCGTCTACTGTTTCATAATCAATAGCAGTTGTTGTCATATCAAAAAAGCCTACATTGATCTTTGTAAACTTAGCCTTTTGACTTTGATTGGTATATGAAAAACCATCTTCAGTTACATTAGAGATATTGAAGGTATAGACGGGATCAGATGGCCTATCCTGAGAAATCGTAATACTTCCAGCTTCATAAAAAGCCTGTACTCTCATTACAGAACAAAGATCCTGTATGAGTTCAAATGCTTCCTTTTGATTATTAATATTTACATTACAACTAAATCTTGCCTCAGTAGATCCAGTACCAGATCCATCATCTATCTGTGTTGAGTTATACTCAGAGGCAGAATAAAAGGCAAACTTATCTATTGCTGTTTCTGGTATAGATGCTCCATAGCGAGTGTTTGTAAGAACATCATATAAAATCCAAGCTGGATCGTTTGTAAACTCTTTATCTGTTTTTAACGTGCCATTAAAATTACCACTAAAAGATAGACTTCCATCGGATCTCACAGTTGCATTATGTGGAATTTTTACTTTTATTCCTCTTATACGATATGTTCTTCTAGGTATTGATCTAAAAGATTCTGCATTAAAACGTAATCCAACATGAGCAATATCTACATAAGCTCTTTGTTCTGCTGTAATCTCTGTAAAAGAAGACCAAATTAATTTATTTTGTAAATTAGTATCAGTAGAATCATTTGTAACTCTAGTGACAGTAGCAGTTATTGGATAATTTAGATTTGATAAACCTTTAATTATATAATCTCTAAAATACTGTGTATTTGTTTTACCAACCACAGCACCTTTTGTTCCTTTAATAACTCTATGCTCTGTACCATTATTTTCTGTAATTTTTATAGATAAATTGACCTGTGTACCATTAGTCTCACCAGTGCTTGTATTAAATTGCTGTAATGCAGGAAAACTAATAGTAATTCTTAACTTATCTATCTGACTTGAGATTGATCTTGAGACAGGTGTTGCTTTTGTAACTTCGATACCCACACCAGTTTCAGATTCTATTTCATTAATAGTATCTAGTGCAGTTTGATTAGATGTACCAAATCTAGGTTCAAAACTTATATCTTCTCTCGTAAAATTAAAATCACCTTCTGTAAGATTGTTAATATCTGCTGATTTTTTTAGTATCTGCGTTCCATTAAGAAAAACATCTTTTAATGCTGCAATATTGTATTTATCAGTGCCTTGCGTAAGACCTGCTTCTAATGGTGAAGAAAAGCCAGCTATTTCTCCTTCTGAGAGAACATCTATAAGATCATTTGATTGTTTGCTGGATAGTATTGAATTTGTTGTAGTTTGTATGCCATCTACATCACCTGCTGTGATATTTACACTGTTTTGTTTTCTAAAAGTGGCATCACCTGTTGTAGAAACAGAAGTGCTACTTTCTACTTTAAATTCTGTCGAGGAAGTGACTGAAGTGACAGTTACATTTTCTGTTGTAGCAGAACCAGAAGTAATATTTAAGTCAACAACATCACCAACAGCTAATGTTTCTGCACCACTATGAGTAACAGTTATAGTATTGGTTGATTGAGAATAAGTACTGGTTTCTGAAACATCTTCTTTATAGAAACTAACTACTTCGGCTGAAACTGTAGCAGAAGTTGTACGAGTGACAGTAAAAACAGTTGATGAAGTAACTGAAGCTACTGTAAGCTCTTCTCTTATTTCTCCATCACCAGCACCTACATTTAGTATTACGTTTAAAACATCACCTACATTTATTGTTTCACTTCCATCATGTGTAATTTGTACTGTCGTTCCTACCTGACTATAACTACCAGTTTCTACAATAACTCCTTCTATTTCGACTAACTTTCCAGCAGCATCAAATACAATGTTATTTCCTAAACCACCACCAAATTCTTTTAAGTAAGAGTCTAGACCTTGATCTGTTAACTCACCAAAGTAATGTGCCTGAAAAGCATCAAAGCCACCAAAAAATTCTTCGCCTTCGATAAACGTCATTAGACAGAAACCTCAATTTGGTCTGTATCAATTCCATTTGATACATTTATACTTCCGACAAATATTTCTCCATAAACAAGAGGTAAGGCTACACCTGCTCTTGATACGTTTGTGACTCCACTAAAGGCAAAGTTAACAGTGGCATCTTCTGGTTCTAAAGATGACATCGGCTTTGGTTTTGGTGTTAGATACTCAGCAGCACTTTGCAAAAGCAATCCTGCTCCTAAAGTTTTAACGCTAAGAGCCTGTACACTCAAAAAACCAGCTATCGGTGACGCAAAGGTTATCAGAGCTACTCCTGCAATTGCCTTAAATAATTTTCCAAAAAATGCCCCCTCTGTAACAGGTATTACCTTGATTTCTTTATCTATAGGATTTAATAAATCATGCTCTGTTAAATCATAATCACCCATATCTATTCGATAGTATTTATCCATCATGTATGTTTCCAACTCTGGGTGATTACAACGCAAGAAACGCATCACCTCAACAGTATTTCTTACTTCTGCCTTTTGTTCCTTCCATCCTACAAAGTCTGCCAGATCTCCATATAGTTTTACTGTCTTAAGCATGGATCTCTCTGTAATGTTTCTATTTTATCTGTTGGCTTAAATTTAAACCATCTTTTTGTTTTTAGTCCAATAATATACCAAGTTCTATTGGATCGTTTACAACTTATAACATCTGCCTCACTAGGATGTTCCGTACCAATCGGATGAGAATGTATTACAGCATGGATTCTGCCATACCTATCTTCCGTATTAACCCAATCCAAAGGATCTAACATAAACTGCAAATCATTATGTAAAGCTAAATTCTTACAAGGAATATACTTATCTTTATTCAAATAATTAACAAGAAGACCACATGATTCTCTAGGTGCTTCCTGTTCTGCATGAACAAGAGCATCTTCCTGCCATGTCATTGATTAATAAACGTACCAACACCAGGAAACAAATCTCTTGTAACCACTCTTTTGGGCAATCGTAAATTAATTAAATCAAGTTCTGATGCTAATTCAAATTGAACTATTTCTCTGTTCTCTACTACTTTTCTATCAATAAAATAAATTTCCTGTGGTAATTCTTGTGTTGTATCAGGTGTTCCAAATGGATTTGTACCTCCAGTAAAGTTTGCAGCATCTAAATATCTTGCCAATGTCCTAATTCTTGTAAACTTTGCACCATTAAGATCATTATTGGCAGTGACAGCATTAACAGTGGCAAACAAGGCTGTAACAGTTCCTAAGATATTACTAATTGTAAAGATAGGACGGGGAATAGATTTAGACGCTCCATCAAATTCAAAGCCTTCAGCCTTACATGGAAATTTTTGATATGTATTACCCTGCCATATAACATCACCATTATTCAAACTGTTTGAACCTGCATGAAATCTTTGCACATCCGTAGATCCATGTAATGTGCTATCTAAAGTTAAGGTAAAAAGTTCAATAATAGAACTTGGATTAATCTTTTGTAGTTCTGATACTGGTATTGGCATTAGGGTTCAAATACTTGTTCAAATGTAGCTGTTATTCTATTACGCTCAAAATCAAACATCTCTCTATTAAAACTTTTACATATCCATTTAAATGTTGTAGTTGTATCAGGAGGTGACCAATCAAATGATGCAGCATCTTTTCCTCTTGCTTCTAAAAATGTTTCAATTTCATCTGCATCTTCATCATCTACATTAAAAGTAAGACTCCAAACTTTTGGATCTTGATTTAATCCAAATGAAGTACGTTGCTGATAGCCATCACCAAACTGAGTAATC